GCCCCTAATATCTTGGTAATGCCAACATCACGAATCTGAGGAGCACAAGCCTATGATGATCATGATCGTCATTCTGCTCTCGCTGATCTTGGCCGCGCTCATCGACCCTCGGCTCCCACTCAAAATCATCAAAGTCACGGCGTTCAGTGCAGCTTTTGTCTTTTGTTTGTTCATCCTGCTCCTGACCGTAGGAGTCATCCGATGATGCTCTTGGTGGGGCTATTGATTGGATGCGCTGTTGGCGCTCTCATGGGGTCGCGTCTCGCAAAACGACGCGGTTACGCAGCTCCCGCAGTCCGAATTGTCCCGCACGCCGGTACGCGGTATAGCAGCAGCGTAGAGTAACCCCCTGTTGTCACCCTACGGCTCCGATGCTACGCTACTGGAACAGGGTTAAAGGACTGACATGACCGATATCACGATCGCCGCCCGGATGGCTCGATACGAGCGAGCTCAAGCACGTAAGGGCTTCGTGCGCGTCACTGTCTGGGTTCCGGCCATCGGAGGGCGAGACGCCCTGCGCGCGTACGCACGCCAGCTCCGCACGGCCGAGGCTCCCTCCCGTAAGAGCCGTCGCTCCTCTTCCAATTAGACATATTCCGTACGTAGCTCGCCGTAGTTGCATTCCTACCGTAGTAGGACTACACTAAGCTCCAGTTCCAGATCGTCGCAAAGGAGACTACTCATGAAGATTGTCACGTACCCCAATCCTTGGGCTCCAGCCGACATGGCTTGGTCGGCCATCGACGAGAGCACTTACGACGGCGCCCCGGACGCGAGCCCACGAGCCAGAGCAATCGGGACGGGTCTGACTCCGGCAGCAGCCGAAGCGGACCTCCGAGAGATCCTAAGCCTCTTCGATGACGAAGATCACTCGTTCGATGAGGAGGAGGGCCGTCATGAGTAATCTCAACGAGCAACAGCTCGCCGTCACCCACTGGGTTGTCAACGGCAAGGGTTCCCTGAACCTGATCGCGCGCGCCGGCTGCGGGAAGACGTTCACCCTGATCCAGGGCGTCGTCCGCACGATTGTCGAGAACGGCGGGCACGACATCGCACTGATGGCGTACAACAAGTCGGCCGCTCTCGAGTTCGAGGCGCGGCTCCAGAACATGGCTGTCGAGACGGGCGACGCTCGCTTCAAGGGTTCCAAATTCGTCCAAGCAGGCACGGTTCACTCGTTCGGCTTCGGCGCGGTCCGCCGCTGGGCGGGTCGCGTCAAGGTCGATGACAAGAAGGTCTACAACATCATCGACCAGATGGCCGCGTCGGAGCGCAACGAGATCACGCGTACGGCGATCCAGAAAAATTCCGGCCCAATTAAGCAGCTTGTGTCCCTCGCCAAGCAAAGCGCGTTCGGGTTCTTGACCGCGATCGACAACGAGGCTGAGTGGTTCGCGCTGGCCGAGCATCACGCCGTCAACGAGATGGTCAACAATGTGACGCTGAACGACATCGTGCCTTGGGCGATTCGCGTGCTGCGCGCGTCAATCGACATGGACAACGACGTGATCGACTTCGACGACATGATCCTCGCCCCACTCGTACATGACCTCAAGGTGGCTACCAAGCGCTGGGTCCTGATCGACGAGGCCCAGGATACGAATGCCGCTCGCCGAGCGCTGGCGTTCAAGATGTTGGATCCAGTGGACGGCCGGTTGATCGCCGTAGGCGATGACCGCCAGGCGATCTACGGCTTCACTGGCGCAGACAGTGACGCCCTGGAGCTCATCAAGACCGAGCTCGGCAGCTCTGTCCTCCCCCTGACAATCACCTACCGCTGCCCAAAGGCAGTGGTGGCTGAGGCCAACCGCCTGGTTCCTGACCTAGTGGCCCATGAGAGTGCGCCGGAAGGTATTGTGCGGTCACTCTCAGCGCCCCGCGTCAACGGCGAGAAGCCGAAGTGGTTCGTCGATCAGAAGCTCACGGGGGCCGATGGCGTGCTCTGTCGCAACACGAAACCTCTCCTGGAGACGGCGTATGCGATGCTCTCTAAGGGCGTCGGCTGCCGCGTCGAGGGGCGTGACATCGGTGAGGGCCTCGTCAAGCTCGTTCAGCGCTGGAAGCGAGTAGGTACGCTTGAGCAGCTCCGCGAAAAGCTCGTCGACCACCGTGATCGAGAAGTCCAGAAATGGATGGCCAAAGGGCGTGAAGACCGCGCGCAAGGTGTTGAGGATCGCGTCGCTGCCCTGCTCACAATCTCCGACGCGCTTTCGATGGACGGCAAGGTATTGGTCGACGACTTGGTGACGTGGATCCGGAATCTCTTCGGCGACACGCGTCCTGGGGACCGACCGAACGTCGTGACGCTCTCGACGGTCCACAAGGCTAAGGGACGTGAGTGGGACCGCGTTTTCATCCTATACCGTTCCGAAACGATGCCAAGCAAGTGGGCTCGCAAGCCCTGGCAACTTGCGCAGGAGGCCAACCTCGAATACGTCGCGATCACCCGTGCCAAGCGTGAGCTCGTGTTCGTTGAAGGCCTGCCTGAAGAGTAACCTAGAATCGGGCGACCTGTACCTCACCTTTGCGCGAAGCGTTCGACCGCCGTCGTGCTCACGGCCGGGATGTGAGCGCCTTCCTCGTCAAATGATTAAGAAGCTCTATCCGGTCGACGCGCGCCTGCTGCTGAAGCACATGCGGCTTGCGCAACAGAACGGAGTGTCATCTCCGACTTACCAAGTCGGTGGGTATCAGTTGGCGTGGTGGGGGGAAGGTGAGCATCCGGCCCTGTATGTCGCGCATCGCACGCCGTTCTCGCAGATCTACCTTGGGTACATCAAGAAGGGGCGAATGTACCCAACTCAAGCGTTCCGCGACAAAGATATTGAGCCAATCCAGTACTTCGTCGAGCATCCGATCGAAGCGGCCGCAGCCGCAGCGCAGATCGACGCGGAGCCAAGATGTGCATGCTGCCAGCGACGTCTCGGCAAGTCGGACATCGCTACCGGAATCGGCGCAACCTGTTGGGATAAATGGCAATGGCCGAAATGGCAATGGCCGAGGAAGGGAACAAAGCGCATACTACTACAGCGGGGTAGGCGAAATGGAAGAGCCACTCGGGCAGGCAGCAGCAGGCAGGCAGCGGCAGCTCCCTCAGCTCGAGCACGTGGAGGGTCTACGTCAGGCGACGGAGATTCCACGACGTGACTTGTGGGTTCGAATCCCACCCCCGCAACTACACCGAAGTAGTGCCGCCCGCCAGCGGCTTAGGATCTTCTTGTGACCAGCATCAACCCGAAGTGTAAGCGCTGCTCGCTGCACGCCGGCGCCAACACCGTCTGTTTAGCAGGCGAAGGCTCGGAGCACGCCGACGTGATGTTCGTAGGCGAAGCGCCGGGGGCTGAAGAAGATCAACGAGGGCGTCCATTCATCGGTAAATCCGGACAGCTCCTCCGTCGCGAGATCGAGCGGAACGGTCTTGGCGAAGTCTACATATCGAACGTAGTCAAATGCCGGCCGGAAGCCAACCGGCAACCTACACCGCAAGAGATCAAAGCCTGCAAGGAATACCTATTCGAAGAAATCGAGCGCGTGCGGCCGAAGTTCGTGGTGGCACTAGGCGCAACTGCAACCAAGACTCTCTTCCCCGGTCGTTCCAAGGTTACGCAATACCACGGGACCATCATCGACGATCCCAAGAAACCGTACCGTGGCTACATCGCGTACCATCCAGCTTACACCTTGCGAGACCCAACGAAGCTGCCGGCCTTAAGGCAAGACCTTGCACGGCTCGCTCGTGCCGTTCGTGGTGAGACTAGAGCTCCGGAAGCCGCTTGGTCGTTGGTCCGTCGGGGCAACCTCCAGAAATTCCTCCGCGAGTTCGCAGCGGCCCCGGAGTTCTCGTTCGATCTTGAGACCTCTGGTTACTTCATGCACGCGCCAGGGGGATACATCAACGCAGTCTCGATCGACCTGCCGACGCGCACCTGGGTCATCCCGCTCATGGATTACGATCCCATCAACCAGCGGCGCAAGTACACGCCGTGGAGACGAGGGGACGCTTTCAAAAGACTGATCGAGACGTTGGCCCGGATTCAGAAAGACACCGAAAAACGCTGCGTCGGCCACAACGGCAAGTTCGACAACCTCTGGTTGCTACGGATCACCGGAGTCCGATTCAAGCTCACGTTCGACACCATGCTCGCGAGCCATCTGCTCGACGAGAACCGTGAGCACGACCTTAAGTCCTTAGCGCGTACGATCCTCGACGTGCCTGAGTACGACGTCTCCAAGAAGGAGAAGATGGGCGTCGTCCAACCTCGCGCTCTCTACCGTTACAGCGCCTACGATGCCTACTACACGCGCCGACTGAAGAAGTTCTTCTTGAGAGATCTCCGTGCCGACCCCTGGTTGCTGCGCCTCTTCTACCGGCTCGTGATGCCCGGAGCTCGAGCCATGGAAATGGTGGAGATGGTTGGGCTCTACATGAACTTGGAAAAGATGGACGACCTCACGTTGAGTCTCCAATCCGAGCTCATCGAAGAAGAGCGTGTACTCAACAAGCTCGCCGGGAGAGCCATTAACTGGAATGCGTCTCGACAAGTCGCGGAGTTCCTATTCGGAGATTTGGGGCTTCCCCCAACACTCTACACTGACAAGGGAGCGCCATCGACCTCGGAAGAGGCGCTGTTCGATCTGAAAGGCAAGCATCCGGTCGCCGACAAGCTCATAGGCTTCCGAGAAAAAGCGAAGTTCCTCGGGACGTATCTCTACGGCTTTCGAGAGCTGATGGTCGGGCCGGTCTTTCACGTCTCCTACAAGATTCACGGCACGGTCGGGGGTCGATACTCGTCGCGCGTCCACTCGATCCCCCGCGATGGATCCATTCGCAACCTCGTCGAAGCCCCACCTGGTTGGGAATTCTGGGTGGCCGACATCTCACAAGCCGAGCTACGGATTGCTGCACATCTTTCCAAAGACCTCGAGATGCGCCGCTGCTTCACGGAAGGGATCGACATTCACTGGCGCACGCTCATGTTTTGCATCAGCGCCGGTTACATCGGCACTCGTGAGTACATCGAAGCCGTGTGGGATACTGCGGAGAAACTGAACTACTCTACGGCTTCACTCGCAGACGCTTGCGAGAAGCTTCTGAAAGCCGGCCCCGACAAATGCAAAGAAGTAAACCCTATCTGGAAAGAGGGTCGCTACAGAGCGAAAGCTATCAATTTTGGATTCTGCATCGCTGAAGGCCAAAGGGTTCTGACTCATGTCGGGCTCGTTCCTATCGAGCACGTGAAGGATTGGCACCTTGTATGGGATGGGGTAGAGTGGGTATCCCATAGAGGAGTCAAGTTCAATGGCTACCAAGAAACTATCGAATACAACGGGCTCAAAGCTACATCAACCCATGAAGTCTGGACCGTGGATGGGAGGAAAATTCCCTTCTGGTTGGCGGCATCCAAAGGCTATCGACTTGCGAGAACGGGAGAAGGAATTACTCCATTGGCGTCTTGGGACGCTGACTTTGTTGTCAGGGACTCTACGGAGAGCCGAAAGGTCCCGACAAGTCATCAAAGCTTCCTGTTCAGCTTGTGGATTGACTCGAGAACTACTCGTAGACAACGTGATTTCCAAGAAAACCACTGGCTGTCGATGTCAGCGAGGGAAGAAATATTTCGATCCACGTTCCGACACCTTAGGAGCTCGGTACGACGCTATGGTTCAGCGTTGCACGAGAGACACCCACGTATCATCAAGACACTACAAAGGGCGTGGGGTTCGAGTACTGTTCAAATCCAGAGAGGATTTCATCCGTTGGGCTTTGAAGAAGTACCCGAATACCGACTTCAAGGGGTTGGTCTTCGATCGGAGAGACAACGAGGGGCACTACTCCAAGAGCAACCTCCGGTTGACCACTCAAAGTATCAACATTCGAAACGGGCGGCGATGGTCAGGGTCTACGACTTGATCGACTCAGGTCCCAGACATCGCTTCACGGTCGAGGGGATTCTCGTGCATAACTGTTACGGAATGGGAGAGAACAAATTCATCGAGCTCGCCAAGACGGATTACTACTGGGAGCCTAGTTTTGACGAGGCTCACTCGATGCGCGAGGGGTACTTCGAGCTCTACTCAGGCTTACCTGCGTGGCACGAGAAGGAGAAGAAGCTGTGTCGATTGGAGGGGCAGAATAGGACTCTTACCGGTCGGATCCGCCGTCTCCCGGCGATCTTAAGCCCTGACAAGTACCTCCGAGGGGAGGCCGAGCGCCAAGCCGTCAATATCCGCGTGCAGAGTTTCATCGGCGACTACAAGACCATGGCACTGGTCGAGATTCACGAGCAGCTCGACCCCAACCAGGCGCGTATCTGCGGGGAGCACCACGACGCTATTATGGGAATCGTTCGGAACGGTTGCCGGGACGAGGTACTCCCTGGTGTACGAGCCGCCATGAAGAGCCCTAAACTCCTAGAAACGTTCCAGGTCAAGCTCGACATCCCCATGGATTCGGAGATTCAAGTAGGCCCCTGGGGGCGCGGAAAAACGTACTACGATCCCCCTTGATTCGTTCCTGCCGGTGTGGTGTAGTACGACTCCCATAAAGCTCCTACCAAGAACGATTTCGTGCCGTCAGCATCCTTCAGCAGTATCACTCTGGCCCGGAAGTGTTCGAAGGCTCATTGGTACAAGTACCGAATGGGTATCGTTCGCCGGGTCCCATTCGCCAAGCCGCTCATCGGTACGATTCTCCATGACATGCTACACGCCTGGATTAAGGCCCAGATCGTCGATTCTTACGACGGCGATCCCTGGAAGGTGCTCGAGAAGTTCAAGGCGAAGTTCATGGAGCTCTTTCGCGAGCAGCGAGAAGAGTATGGCGACATCCCAGGGATGTGCGAAAAAATCTTTGAGGGTTATCTACGCCGCTGGAAGGACGACGGTGTGGAGTACTTGGGAACTGAAGAAGCGTTCGAGACACCGCTAACTGACGACATCACACTCCAAGGTTATCTTGATGCTCGGATCGTCCAGAAATCGACGGGGCTGAAGTTCCTTCTCGAACGCAAATTCCACGGCCGGCTGCCTGACGCACAAGACAGATTCTCCGACATCCAGACATTGCTCTACTTTTGGGCTTGGAATCGGGAGCATCCGAAAGACCAGCTCGACGGAGTAGTCTGGGATTACGGCCGCATGAAGGCTCCGGCTGTGCCCGACCTCTTGAAGAACGGCGAGCTAACGCGGCGCGCCAACATCGACACCGATCAGTACACCTATCTTCAAGCCATCAAGGACAACGGCCTCAAGCCTCGGGACTACACCGAGATTCTGGAGTCTCTGCGAGGCAAGGAGACCACGTTCTTCGAGCGTGTTTGGTTGCCCGCGCCGCCCAAAGCCATGATCGAGTCGATCGTTGCAGACGCTCGGGTCACTGCGATCACGCGGCTGAAGATGGGCGACATTGCTCCCCGCGACGGGATGAGCATGCTCAACTGCAAGCGCTGCGAGTACCGCTCGATTTGTGAAGCAGAAATCCGAGGGCACGATACCAAGTTCGTGCTCGCCAGCGAGTACAAGACAAGAGAGAAGGAAGACGTGGATGGTGACGAAGAAGAGTAGCAGCTTCGATTTGAAAATCACTTCTTCGAAGCTCGCTGATGCCGTTGCCTACGCAAACCGCAAGGTGCTCGAGCAGTACGCTGCGAGTTCGGGGTCCCGTCGGGGGGTCATCTTCGCGCAGATTTTCGTCGAAGATGACGGCTCACTACGTCGCTTGAGGATCAAAGGCGACTATTTCGACCCTGAAGCGGCCCAGGAAATCCAAAAGGCAATCAACCGGCGATACACAAAAGTCGCCAAGGCGGCCCAGCATGGCAGTTAAACGCCTCGAAGAAAAACCTCAGAAACCTCACGAGCCTGGCATCGTCAGCCGGATTCGAGGGATCGGTGAATTCAATGAGCACACCGTTGCGTTCCTGTACGGCAAAGCAGGACGAGGCAAGACCTACATTGCCTCGACGTTCCCGAAACCGATCTTGCTGCTTAACATCGCCAACGAAGAGGGGCTCAAGACACTGCGCAATCAGAAAGGGATCGAAGTCGCCGACGTGAAGACGTGGAATGACTTTCTCGAGCTCCACGCATGGCTCAGCAAGGGCTCGAAGTACAAGACCGTCGTGCTCGATCAGATCACGAGCTTGCAGACGCTCGGGCAAGAATGGTTGGCCGACAAGCATCGCAAGGACGTTGAAGATCTCTTCGGGATGTGGGGAAAAGCCTGGGGGGAGCTGTCAGGAGAAATCAAGACGTGGCTCCAAGCGTATCGCGAGCTCCGCGAACACTACCACGTCGTGTTTCTGGCTCACGAGCGTGTGTTCGATACCGACGAGAACGCCGACTCGTCCGATCTCACACCCTCAGTTGGGGGGAGCACGATGCCCTCCGTTGCGTCGTTCGTGAACGGCGCGTGCGACATCGTCGGCCAAGCGTTTATCCGGGTCTTGAAGAGCAAAGACGAACACGGCAAACCGATCCGCAAGACTCAGTATTGCCTCCGCGTCGGCCCTCACCCAAACTACATCACGAAAATCAGGCGGCCCCCCGACGCAGGGCCGATCCCCGAGTTCGTCGTTAACCCTTCTTACCAGAAGCTCGTCGAGATCGAGGCTGGCGAGGAGATTCGTACCGCAACTAAGCTGAAAAGGAGACACTGAAAATGGCACGTACCCCGCCGCCACGTAAAGGGCGAAAGCAGACCGGAATCACGATGGACTTCACTGGCGTCGAAACCAGTGGCCGTTCCATCTCCGATGGTTGGGCAACAGGTCGCATCAAGGCGGCCGAGGTCCAAACGTCGAAGGACGCCGGCAATCTCATGTTCGAAGTACAATGGGCCGTGACGCGTGGCAAAGAGAAGGCCACCGTCTACGACTACTTCGTCAACAGCGAAAGCGCCCTCTGGAAGGTCAAGCTCGCGCTCGAAGCGTGCGGCATGGACGTGCCGGACGGCGCGCTCGACCTCAATGTCGACGATCTACTCGACCTCGAGTGCGACGTGCTGATCGCCAACGACGACAGCTACGACGGCAAGCCTCGGCCGAAGATCGCCGACTATCGGCCTGCGAGCGGCGACACCGACGACGAAGAAGTAGAAAAGGCCCCACAGAAGGGCGATGACGAAGGCGACGACGAAGACGAGGAAGAAGATTCCCCACGTCGGCCGACGAAAACCTCCCGCAAGGAAGAAGAGGAGGAGGGCGGAGATGACGACAGCGGAGAAGAGGAGGGTGAAGAGGAAGCGGAACCTCCCAAGAAGAAGTCAAAGTCGAAGATCCGCGTCGGATCGAAGGTCTCGTTCGAAGACGAGAAGGGCAAGACTGTACGAGGCGTCGTGAAGGCCGTCGACGATGACGAGTTCATCGTGAAGACCTCCAAGGGCGACGAGTACGGAGTGTCCGAGAGCGACCTCGAGCTCGCTTGATCCGAACTCGACTCAGGGAGAATCAAAGCGTAGCCGTTCGCGGGGCGTTACTCCACGACGGCTACGCCTTTTTTTCTCAACAGCGGGTTGGTAAGACCCTCCCAGCTCTGGCGGTCGCCGATGCTCACAAGCCCGACATTCTCTTCATCGTGTGCCCCAAAGGTGCGATCAAGACGTGGCGCGCGCAGATACGAGAACATCTGAAGATCGACTGGGAGTGCGACGATTACATCATCCACTACCAAGCACTGTGCCGGAATCCCAAGAGCCGCCGATGGTATCGAGCCAAATTCCGGCACGAGTGGAAGAACAAGACCATCATGCTGATCGTTGACGAAGCTCATCGTTGCAAGAAGTACGGCGCTATGCAGTCCCGCATGGTGCGCAGTCTCGCAGATTTGTCGACGTGGCAACTCATCTTGAGTGGGACACCCACCGACAAATTCGAGGATTACTACGCGCAGTTCGAGATCATCCAGCCGGGAGTCCTCGGCGACGACTTCGAGGATTTCCGGGAGCGCTACCTCAAGATGGGGGGTTTCCGGGACAAACAGATAGTCGGCTACAAGAACGTGCAACGGCTGCGTCAGATCGTGCAGCACTACTCGTCACGGACTACGCTCCGGGAGGCTCAGATCGAAGCTGGCCGCAAGCCCTACATCGTCAAGAGGTCGCTCATCAAGTTCGAGCTCGACTCCAGAAGCCGAAACTTGTACGACGAGCTCGAAGAGAAGCTGGAAGCTGTCATCGAGAGCGGCCGACAGCGGAAGAAGATCAAGATCCCGCTCGTCGTATCGCTGGTGCAAAAACTCCAGCAGATCGCGGGGGGATTCTTGATTCAAAAAGAGCAGCTATACAACGAGGATGGAACTCCCAAGCTCACGGCGAATGGCAAGCCGGTCTATCGTGAAGAGATCCTCAAGATTGGCCGAGAGAAGTTACGTCGGCTCCAAGAGCTGCTCGTCATGAACTCGATCTTTCGCACGGAGAAGTTTGTCGTCTGTGCGAACTACACGCATGAGCTAAACGCGATTGCTCATACGCTGGCAACACTGGGGTTCACCTACAAGCACGTCGACGGGAAAAACACCTTCGACGGTAAGTTCGATACCGATTGCATCCTACTTCAGGTTCGTTCCGGAGAGGCCATCGACCTCGCCGACGCGCGAACGTATGTCTTCTACTCGTGGAATTGGAGCTTCATCAACTACGAGCAGGCGATGTTTCGCATTCTGAAGTTCACATCGCGGTTCGTTCGATACTTCTACTTGATAGCCAACAATACAGTTGACCAAGAGATCTACGACGGCGTCATGGCCAAGCAGAAGATCTCTCGCTTCATCATCGACAATCGCACATCAAAGAGAGCTACATGAAAGACCTAATTGCAGCGATCGCCGCCATCCGCAAGGAATGGGCCAAACCGGCGCCGCCCCCTCGAGTTCCACAACCGCTCCCAAAGAAGGGAAGGAAGTATCTCCATGCCGTCACGAAAAAAACCAAACGCATTCGTTCCATTAAAAGACCTCGCTAAGCGCTGCGGGCTCTCACAGCACGCTGCTCGAGTTCGGCTGAACAAAGAAGGGATCAAACGCCGGGGGACCCGCTGGCGTTTTCAGCTTGGCTCGGCGGAGCTGACGAAAGCCGTGAAGATCCTCAACCGGTAAAACAAACCCCGTGGCAGAAGACCACCTCTGGAAGTGGCTCAGCGGGTTGGTCCCGAAGGGCCACTACAACCGCATCGAGAGCCCTGAGACAGCTCCGGGCTTCCCCGATGTGCATTACCAGCTCAGTGGGACGCACATCTCCGGCACGTTGGAACTCAAGGACGCGCGCTTCCCGCGTCGAGTTCCACCGTTCAAGAACGAAGACGATGGACTGCACGCGACACAAATACACTGGATGCTCACCAACAATTACTGTGGTGGAATCTGCTGGATCGTCGCACGAGTGCAACCGAAAGTTTTCTGGATCCCGTCGAAATACGCTATCAAGTTCAACGGCTGTCTACAGTTGGAGCGTATCGCGACTTACGTTCTCCGCGGGAAACTAATCACGGCGAAGGACGTCGTGGCAATTCGAGAAATGATGCGAGGAGGAGACCTTGAGAAGTTGTAGCTACCGAACCCCTCGTGGGCGGACACACTGCACAGAGTGCGGACAAGAAATCCATCTTTGCTCGTGCTCGGATCCGGACGGTGAAGCTCAAAAGAGGCTCTTTGAGCTCGAGGGTCGTGTGTTACGTGAGGTTAGAGACCTCATTCGCAGCTTCACGAACTACGGACAGCCACCGAAAAACATCATCGACATGGCTCTCATGAACGTCGTCCTCGAGCTGGCCGAGCTCGTTCGCAAGCTCAAGAGCCATCGGCACGCAGACGGGACTCCGGGGGAAGAGATTCACCGAGCCTGTATGCGATTGGCTGCTGCTGCGATTTTGTTATCGCTATACGGAGACGCTGATTTTCCTTACGAACCTTCCCTCGTTCACGAACCAAAGGACTTCTAAAATGCGCTTGAACGTCTATAGTGACGAACTGACCGACCGCGTCGAGGTAGTCAACAAGACCACGTCGGCAGGCGACTTCATTGGTGTACGGCTCTTCATCGAGACTCCCATCACACTGAAGAACCAACACGGGATGAAACAGGTTGTACGAGGGCCATCTGAACCAGTCGATGGTGACGATGACTCTTCCGCCGTCACCTTGTGGGCAAGAACGGCTTCTCCGGAGGTCCTGCTTCGAGCTCTGCGGACTGCCGTGCTGTTGTTGGAGCAACGAGTCGCTCCTCGCTTCTCCGGAGGCTAGTTACCCTCTAAGAAGCTCTGCACGATCGAGACTGCGGCCCGCCGCGGGACGTTGCCGACATGTTGACCGACGTTCGCGAACGCATCGTAAACCTCGGCCTCCTCGATCCCGAAACTCTTGGCGAGTTCTTCAGCGCTTGGGTGAGAACTCAGCTCACTCCAGCGAGGTGGGACACCACCAGGGGGCGGACTCCCTTGCGTCGTCGCGAGCCGGGACTTGATGCTGCCCCCCTTGGCGAACGTGGCGTGGGGCGCTCCCTGTCGCGCCATAGCGAGAGGGCCGGTGTGCCCTCGGCCGAGTATCCTCCCGGCTGTTCCCCCTGCCGTCTGGCGCCCCATAAGCCGCAGTGGACCTCCTCCGGTAGCCTTTCTGACCGGCCGGCGAGTGCGGTCTTTCGCCTGCACGAATTCCTGCGCCACGGCCCGCGTAGGGCCGCCCTTTAAACGATCGGGTTTCCACCCATGTGCGACCCCCCGCATCAATCTCGCCTGTGCTGGAGACGCATAATCACTAGTCGCCATCGGTCGGCTCCTCTGGTAAAAAGCTGTGGATAAACTGTTGGTCATCTGTGGATAAGTCGTCTTGCGGAGTCACCGGAGGAGGTGCCAACTTGTTGGCGATCGCAAAAGCGAGCTCCGGTGAGAGTTCCCCAGCCCGGACAGCCTGCTCGGCCAAGTACCAAGGGTCTTGCTTCAAGTAATGCTCGGCGAGCATCTCCGTGCCAGTCCCAAAAGCCCCCCCGAACCCAGCGCCCATGAGATAGTTCTGCGGTTTAGGGACGATCGTCGGAGAGAACCACTCAGTGGCGGCAGAGAGTGGAGCCACGGATCGCTTCAACCAGAGGGGAGCCTTCGCTCCTATTGCAGGAAGGCCACCGACCGGCAGTTGCCCTGCCATGATGCCTAGGGATTCGAGTAGATGCTCAGAGAACCCTGAGGGCTCATCGAGCGCGAGCTCGCGCATCATCGCTTCACGAAGCTGCGTCGAAGCCTCTTGCGCCGCCCTAGAAATACCGGATGAGTCGTCAGACGGTTGCTGCCCTCGCGCAATGTCGTAGATGTCCATGAAGTCGGCCGGGAGCGCGATCGTCTCTGTAACCAAACCTGGCGGGGCCATCGTCGGATGCATCCCCATCTTCTTTTGCATGACGTACGCAGACAGCCCCGCAGTCGGACTAATAGTGAACAAGGGCAGACTCGATACAGTGGGATTACCTTCCTCGTTCAGGGCCATCCACTGCGACGCGAATCCTCCCAGCGGGCGCAACAGAGTGTCGGACAGCTCACTGCGAGTTTCGGGTGAGATGAATGGCACTTGGTTCGCGAGAGAATCGGTAACGGCTCTCAGGTACTCGAGATCTGTTCTAGCGGGCGGTCGGACGACCGGTCCACCAGACTGAAACTCCTCCGGCTGCTCCTCCTGCTCCTGCTGTAGGAGTTCGACCGCTGGAGCCGCCGCCCCGATAGTCCAGAGCGGGACTCCGACTCGTTTGATCCGTTCCCGGACCTCGGGAGTCAACTTGATCGCCGGGAATGTCTTATGAGCCGATGTAGTCGAACGCGCAAATTCTGTGTAGGCGTGCCACAGACGCTCCATCGACTCGACCAAGCCCGGCAACGCATCTGTGGTGTCATCCTCAGTCATGCGGACTTCGTTCCACCGCAGCACAGCTTTATAGGCGTCGTTTAAATAAGAAGCGTGTATCCTTCTCCCGCGTTCGTCGAGTTTTCCATATATTTCATCAATCACCTGAATGTACGGATCGCCGGTTCCGTAGTAATTACCTCTCTCGACGGAGTCGAGAAAGTCGGACATGTTCTCAGCTTCGAGAGCACGCATGGAGCGCGGCCGGATGTCTTCCTCAGAGTGTACTTTGAGTGGGACTTCGACCATCTCTGCGCCGTACTGACGAGCGAGACGTTCCATCTCGCTCAAGTACACTTTGCCATAGACGTGGTGCATCGCTCTGGCATCGTCCGAGTCGGCGTCCATGCCGTAACGCTCGATCTGATCTTCCGGGCGAGTCAACGCCAAGTAATCCTCATCGTTGTTCACTGCATTCAAAAGCTGCTTTCGAAGCTCCAACCGACCATACTCGGCAGGCTCTTTGAAAGGAGCATCTGGTACACCTTCCTGCAAAAGAGCAATTCGTGTTTTCAACGAATTTACTGCGTCCTGAATCTCTCTCCACTGCTTCAACTCAGGATCGAAGGAGTCGTCGTCCTTCAGTTGATTTCGGATCTCATCTCTTTCAGCGCGCACCTGAGCTAGCTCATATTCGAGCTGCTTGATTTGAAATTCGTCCCGATAACCACGGCGTGGGCGACGCTTAGCTACTTCAGCCCACAAAGCATTGCGTTCCCGATCAATCGCCCTACGAGCCTCGAGATTGGCGTCTGTCTTGGGGAGCAGATTGAAGTCTGTTGATCGGGCGGTAAGAGACTCATACCTCTCCCGCTCTTCACGAGACATGTGACCCCACGCATCATCAGTGCGCTCGGCAGCGTCTTGATGGAGGTCCGACTGTATTTCCTCGACCAAGCGGATTCTGCCTGGGGCTAGAAGATGCCCGGCTTCATTCCTTTCCCCCTTGATGGCGTGTACCGACGTTCGAGAATGCGACAGTGTGTCATCCCGGAAATGTCCAGGGTACGACAGGTCTGCCAGAGTCGTCGTAGACTCTTGGTAACTGGATCCAGGGGTTTGATGGGACAACCGTGGGTCAAAACTAGGGCCGTAACGACTGATTGGATGAGAGGTACGAGGTTCCTTCGTTTCGTCTGTAGTGCGTCTGAATGCTTCTACCGAAGCCGAAGTGTCGTCGACCGAGGCAGAACGACCGAATGTGGGACGAGACTTCCGAAGACGATCGAGGACCTCTGCCTTAGTCAGACTCGTACTTTGAGAGAAACCCTGCCGCAATGCGGGAGTCCACGGATCCTTCAACCAGGGGAGAATGGTGTACTCGAGCTCCTCCTTCTTCAGCGGGAACTCCATACCTTCGCGCTTCAACATGCGCCCAGGTTTCAAGTACCCAAGCCACTGCTCGGCGTCTGCACGTTCGAACGGCGCTTGCTCGATGAGCTGATCGAGCGTACTGAAGAACCCACGCTGCGGAGCAAGAGCCTGCTGGTATTCCCGAAGCTCCTGCATCGCACGATCGACCGTCGAGCGAACGCTGCCACCCTTCGCCTTCGTGATGTCTCTCTTCGTCGGATCGAAAGTACCGACGTTACCGACAGCCGATTTGATTTGGGTAGGCTCGAAAGGGATCCACACGTCGTGACCCTCACCGCCCATCTTGCCACCGACATCGCGGATCGAATCGTACCCAAGGTCCTGAAGAGTCTTCGTTACCCAATCAGGGATTGAGGTCCAAGCGTGACCTGGATTACCACCGGCAGCAGACGACTCTATGCCCTTTCGTAGCTCGTCCATCCACACATCGGGATCGCGGTACTCCTTATCCCAAGGATCGACCCCGCGCAGGAACTCACGCTCGCTGGGGGCGTAGCGCCGCTGGCGATCCGCTGCTTCCTGAAGTGCTTCGACGACTTCGGGAGGAATGGCAGATGTCACGAGCGGTCGTTGTGCTGAGAGGTACACCGGGAGAACCCCAGGGGAGCCATGCTTGATGTCGGTGAAGTCGACCCTCCCAAGGTCGAGCCCCGCCGCTTTAAGCACGTCCAAGAATTTCTCTTCCTGGTTGAAGAGATTCCCCGATTGCAACCACATGTCGACGGCTGCACTCAACCCGTTACCACGATGTTCACTGTTCTCCCGACTTATCAGCCAATCCCAGTGGCTCGGGGCGATTCCACCTCCGACTGCCGATTGATCTTCGATCTCGCCGGTATCCTCGTTCTCTCCGATGTGGCGCATGCGCGCGTTGAAGTCGGCGCGCTGCGCGGGAGTCATGTCGTACCACATCCGAGAGAGCGGTTGACTCGTCCGAGAACCTTTTGGTTTATATGTGAACCAGTGTTCGTAGCCCGTGTCTTCTAACGAAGTGTCCTGCTTCCCTATCGCGTAATTCGACGCGATCTCCGGGTCATCGGTGAAGAACGGCATTGGCCCACTAGTGGCCCGCTCAGGTTTAATGCCCGCCTCGAAGCGATCAGCCCGACCTGCCCCGTGGAACACGCGTAAGGGATTCCCTTCTGGATCGACGGCCTGAGATTCTTTGAACCAAGCTGCGAACTCGGGGTTGTCGCGCAGAGTTCTGCGGAGCTCGTCGAACGCCGATCTGACGCTTCCGCCTTTCGCCTTAGTGATGTCCGGTTCTCTAGGATCGAAGGTGCCGATGTTCCCAACCGCGCTTTTCACTTGCGTTGGCTCGAACGCAGCCCATGCTTCGATGGGAGCCCCATGAATATCGGTGTCAACGATCTTGACCCCATCGTAACCAGCTTCACGAATGTCTCGGTAGACATCCAACGCTTCCAGAATACGATAAGTCGGGACAAAGGTCGTATCCGGCTCAACTGCTATGTCCTCGGTCGACAAGTCCCCCGCGATCTCCCAGGTCACGTCGGAGAAGTTAGACTCGTCGATGTCTTGGAGGAAACCACGCTTCTGGAGTTCTCCAATCGCCTCCTCAAGGGTATTCGCAGCCCCCATGTCCGTGAGGTCGAGCGGATTCTTGATCGAAGCATACAAGGGCATGACGTTCTGTCCTTGTGGCTCGGGTCTTTCGAACTGAGGAGCCCACTCATCAAGTTCTCGATAATCCTCCACGTCGGTCGAGCGCTCACCGAACGCTTGGCGATCGGCAAATTCCCCTGCGGCTTTGCGAGAGGATGTCAACCAGATAGGGCTGCTAGTAAACTCTTGAATGTCCCCCAAAGTACCGTGGTACACCTTACGAGGTGCATGTGAACCCTTGAGAAACTCCGCGAGGTTACGAAGTGCAGCGATGTGGCCACCCTTTGGCACACGCTACTCCTTCTCAGTGCGCCGGCCAGCGAGAGCCGAAGCTCCAGCGCCTACCGCAGCTCCAATAGCTGCCGCTGCTGCCCGTCGACCGGTCGGAGTTCGGGCTCGAGCGCGGCTGAAACGACGACTGAGCGCCGCCATGGCATTCGGGTCGTTCGTTTGTAGTATCCGCAGAATTTCATCGGCTTGCTTCTGAGACAACACGGGAACCGAATTCAAGACCCGATTGGCCCAGTTAAGCGGCTGAGTGATGGTGAACCCGAGAGCTTCTTCGCCAACTGCACGGACCGTACTACGAAGGGCTCCCTTCTGCCGCTCGATCTGCCCTCGCTCTCCAGCCCGAGTGAGCTCCCGTGCATTCGAGTACAGCTCGACTTCTTTTTGCAGAGCGTTTCGGAACACATCGAACGCGGCCGGAGAGTCGAAGAACGGCTGCAAGCTCGCCACCATCTTCGGCGAGCTGATGAGCTTGCGGTCCGTGTTGGAGTCCGTCGATGGGTTCTCAATGATCTCCATGAGCCTCTGAGCCATACCGGTACGAAACGCACTGCGCTCCGCTTGCGACATACCCTGAGCCCGCGTGGCCAACTCCTCCGGTTGGAATTTATTGAAGATTCGCCCCTGTTCGAGAGCATCCCTCACTTCGAGATCCCCGGCGTACTGCTGACGAGCAGCCTTGTATTCTCCGGGAGCCGCGGCGTCGAGAGCGTCCCGGAAACGACGACGGAGACCACGCAGAGCGTGCCCTAGAGTTGTAGGCCCCTGGGACTCTTCCTTGTCGATGATTTGGTCGAGGCCGCGCTTGACGTAGTCTAGGAACTGAAGCGACGGCTTTCTGACCATTCCGGTAACGTCAGCTCTGCCGATCGGGACCCTGTCGATTCGCATGAGTTTGGCGGCGTTCGCCACTGCCTCTCTCCCATAATCGCTTTCGAGAATCTCGTGCAGCTCCGCAGATTCAACGATCCCAGGATATTTGGCATACGCCGCTTCGTAGAGAGGCTTGGAGTTCGAGTACAGCGCGTTCGTCAAGTCCTCAAGCGTCGCAAAATAAGACCCCTGTGGACGGAGTCCAGCTCGGACTTGGGATTCGAGACGACCATGAGCTGCTTCTCCTTGGCGTTCCAGATGCTCGATAGCGGCTCGAGCCTCGGCCGGACGTGCCGATCGCAGAGACTCCTCCGCGAGCCCCCGCATCGACGGCTCCGTCATCAGCGTCGCCGGGGTCCCCATGCGTTGCAAGCGCTCCAACTCGGCCATCGCGGCCACTGGGTCGATTTCTTCTCGCGCGAAGGCCCGTGAGACTTGAAACTCCCCAGGGGTAAGCCCTCGGCGGTTGGGTAGCAGCTCGTTCCCGAGCATGCCCGCTCCGGCTCCCGCGACTGCGGACAAGCCCATGCGCAGAAGATCGTCATTCAATGAATCCAACGAAGGCGTGCTGCTCGCCTGTTCGGAAGCTCGTTGCTGCGACGATTCTTCCCCGGCAGGGCCAACCTCGATGGTTGTGCCATCGGACAGCGTGATGACTCTCCCCCCCGTCTGGTAGCGGACCCGGCCGCCGCGAGCTCGAGGTTGCTTCAACCGATCGAGGAGCTCCGCTTGCTGTCTAGCAGAGAGGGCGTACCACTGTTCGGGGCTCACGTTTCTCGGGCGGAGCAGTCCCGAAGTGAAGATCGGATTCTCGTCGGAGAATCTCTGCAACTCATCGAAAAAGTACTCGTCGAACTGTCCGACCCGTTTTTTGTAGTCGCGCGCCAGTTTGGCAGTGTCAATCTGCCGTTGAGCCATCTGCTTCATGCTCTGAATGAGCAGCGTTCTCCCTTCGGGAGTCTGCGTCAGCCTAGGGACCATCGTATCCAAATAATCGCGATCGGCATTGGAGAGCTGCCCAGGCATCCCGGCTCCACCAGCAGGGTTTCGCATCTGGAGGGCCAGACTTCGAGTGATCGCCACGGCTGCTTGTTTCGCGTCCAAGTTCTCATCGACATCAATACCGAACGACGCGAGCAGCCCAGATGCTTTCATCCCCAGAGGAGTCAAGACTCCTGTATCGAGGTCCCGCAGCATCTCCTCAATTTGCGAAAGGCGGTTGATCTGGTTCTGCGCTACCAGCGCTCCCTCCGTCAAGTCTGTGTACTGCTTGCCGAGCCCGGTCCCAGTCGTCTCTGCCGTCTTAAGCGCTTGCCCAGCGCCCGCTTGCTGCCCGAGAGTCGTCAGCGGAATCTGCGATTCTTCAATATCGTTTCCTTCGGAGTCTATGCCTACGAGAGTTGGGACACCGTTGATGGTCCGAACGGTGAATTGCCCTGCACGACTCATGATCCCGAGCCTGATCTTGCGAGCTCGCTCCTTCAGCTCCGGAGAGAGGTTCCTCGTCAGCTCGTTCCACATCTGTAAATCAGCCGGGATGTTCGCCCCAACCAGGCCGGGGATCAGGCGCGCGAGCTGGGCTGCTCTGATCTTCTCGATCTCGAATTGAGCTTCCAGTAACGGATCCCCGGCTCGTGCGAGCAAAAGATCGAGGTCGCTCAGTTGCCCCGCTTGCTCCCTCTCGAACTCCCCTCGTTTTTGTGCGTGCTCCGATAGCGCTTTACCGACGTTCCCCATAGTCTCGCCGAAGGCCCCCGTCCTAGTCGGAGCTCCAAACCCACGGGCGATGTCGAACCACATGGCTGAAGGGTCGTACTGCTGAGCCGCAATCCGTTCTCGAGCCGCACGCAGCGCTGCCCGGACCTGGTCGGCCGAGCTTTTCATCTCCCGCTCTATCCGCCGCATTTCGGTGGACGGCCCGAGCATCTGCGACATCAAGTACATTTGTGTGGGGGACCCACTCGACAAATCTGCGGTGTCTTCAACGCCCTCGTCGAAGGGGTATTCCACCGCCTCGTCCACGGGGCCACCCTCCTGAAAGTACTCACGCAGCATAAGCCAACCTCAAGGGGCCACCATCGGCGAAACGGATCCGTCCCCCTCTCCTGGAGCCTGGCTTCTTGAACAAGTTGATGAGCCCCATCAAGTTCGCAGCGGTCGATGCGAGCTGCGAGAGCCCAGATGGGCCGACTGCTTCAGGCATCACTTCCTGAGACGAGGTACTACTGCTGCTGTAAGGGAGGCCGGAGAGCAACGACCGCATGAACGAAAGCTGCTGCTGTGGGTATTGCCTCTGCGCGAGGAAGTCTTGATACGCCGTATCTAGGGACCTCTGCGTCTGCGCCTGCTGCGTCTGCCCGATGTTTTCCAGGGCCGCCGCTCCGGTGAGTCCTTGCTGCTGGGCATACCGAGCGAGAGGCCCCATGCCGAGGCCCAACTGCGCCGCACGCTCCGCGTCGGACATGAACTGCTGTCCTGCCGTCGTGTAGCCCGACGCCAGATTCGCGAGGTTCTGCTCGTTCAAGCTCTCCATGATGTCGCGTGCGCCACGGAACCCTTGATCTCGGTACGCCGTGGATCGAACGTCTTGGCCCAGACTACCGAACTTCGACTCGAGCGCCGGTAGAACTCGCTCGTTCAGCGCTCTACCTGCAAGCGTCGCTGCGCGGTTCGTGACGTTCTCAATGTACGGATTCATGTACGACGCGGCCGATTCCGGGAAAGTCCTCCCCGCAGTGGCCAAGTACGGCTGTGCAAGCGTCAACGGCCCTGGAGTCCCGGAGATCACGTCTCGAGTCGTTTGAAAAGCTGCCTCTTGGTCCGGAGTGAACGGAGCGATTCTCGGGCCGGGGTACGGCTGATATGGCTCTGCTGCGACCCCTGCACCACCTGTCAGCAACAGATTCGCGTAGTCTGACAACCACTGCGGTAAATTGGTCGCTGTACTCCCGTACTGAGTGACATTGGGGGGAGCTTGCCCCTCGAACAAGAAATCGCTCAGCGATGACATGGTGTTACTCCGTCCCCGTCTGGGTTGTGAGGGGCTCCGTGGCCGAGAAGAACCTGTCCAAAGTCGGGCCTAAAGCATCCTTCAGTTGCGCAATCCGCTCTGTGTTCCCGAGGGCAATGAGATTCTCGAGATGACGTGCGTAGCGCTTCAGATCCTCGACGGCCCCGCCTTCTGCCTTCTTCACGAGGACCAACGGGGGAGCTGGATTCTCTGCGGGCGTTCGAGCCTGCTGCTCTTTGAGCGCGTCACGGAAACGTTGCACGGCAGCGAGCTGAGCTCTCCGGTCGACATCGGTCTCCGACCTGCCACCTTCGATCACACGCCGTACCCAGAACCCTCTCGGCGGCCGCATTCCACCCTTCGCTTTGCGGACTGGTGGGGTGTCGTCTGGCCGACGCATGTTCGCGAGGGAATTGAGCCAACGGGTGTACGACTCCAGCTCAGCATCCGACATGTTCTTGTAGTCGGGCGTGCGTTTCTCCAGCATGGCGACCATGCGGCGAAGATCTCGAAGGGGGAGGTTAGCCACCCTGGGCCTGATACTCCCCCCCTTTGAGTGGTCATACTTTGCCGCGCGCGGTAGGTAGTCGACGGGATCTTTGGCGTTCGCCGAGAACTTCCCCTTCACAAGCTGCTGGCCCTTATGCCGGCGGACGTTCTCGCGGAGTCGATCGAGGCGACGTGCGCCTTCTTCAGGGGATCCGTCCCCGAGCAGCGCGACAGTCTCCGCGTCCATCACGTACTCGTCGTTGCTGAGCTTCGCATCGATGTCGTCAGAACGGCCGGAGCCCGGCCCCTTGATGTAATGTCCACCGGCGCGCATCGTAGTTGCTCCCATGATTGGCTCGTTCAATCGAACGTTTGGGCCGCCTCCTGGAGCCGGAAGAGCTGGGAGCGTGGACGGCGAGCTCTCAGGAGCGAAGAAGTTGTGCTCACCGCCCCGCTGCCCATAGGTGTAATAGTCCTCGACGTCGGGCAGCCCCGTGACTCTGCGATTGAGCGGGGAGAACGACAACGGCTTATCGAAGCCTGCATTCGCCACTGTGACCAACGGCCCTCTCTCTGCCCCTTTCGGACGGTAGAGCCCTTGAGCTAGGGCGAGACCTCCCAAGGCTGTTCCCAACGCGCCGCTCGTATTGACCCCCATCGTGTTGAGGAGCTGACCAATCGGACCACTGCTCCCCGCTTGGTTGAGAACTCCGCCCAATCTGGACAGGAAGCCCCCACTCGGGCCACTGGCCCCCCCAAGCGTAGCCTGAGGCCCCATACCTTCCGAGATCAGCGCGCCTAGATCGGCGCCGCTCGCAGGGACGGTTGTGCTCAGCACGCCACTACCCCCCCCACCGGTGTATGCCCCGACGCCGCCAAGGCCCGCTGCACCTGCGCCGGCTCCACCAAGTGTAGGCATCGCCGCTAACGGAGTCGTCGCGGTCGTCGCCCCGAATCCGGCCCCAGTGACCGCAGGCACGCCCCCCGGCAGGGCTGTCGCAGTCGTCGTGATCGGTGAGAGTTCTCCGGCTGCTCCGGCCGATCCCCCCCCTGGACCGAGACCACCCAACGCAGCAGCGCCACCGACGAGTGCTGCTACTTGTGCGGCACCACGCCAGAGGTCATCGCGAAAATCACCGCGGAGTTCTCGGATCCGCTCATCTCCAAATGCGATGCCACTGTTTCCTTGTCGCCCATACCCAAGCGTCGGAATACCTTGAACAGCAAGGTAGGCGCTGGCTAGAGGGCTACTGGGGTCAAACGGTAGAGGCGTTCCCATGCCGGACCAGACACCCGGAGACCCGAAGGTTGCCTCGACTGGCCCGGAAGCCATCGCGTGGTGCATGGCTCCGAGCCGTTCCTCTTCGGACATCGGATTCGCGAGTGTGGCACGGATAGCCTCGATCGGAGCGCCGGCACGGTATGAGTTTACGGCTTGCGAGAGAGCATACAGCCCACCAGGAGCATCGACATCGAGGCCTATCTGCCGCGCGAATTCCAAATACGGCAGGTCCATCGGCGACACGTAGTCAGTCGGCAAACGTACCCGGCCGAGCAGTTGAGCAATCTCATCCTCCAACATTTTCAAGCTCCCCCCATCACGAGGTTGAATCTTTCGGCCCAGTGTTGCCAGTTGGGATAGCTGTAGGGATTGGGCACTTGCGGATGGACTCGCCGAGCAGCGGAACCCCACTCGCGCCAATCCTCGGCCGACTGCAACTTCATGGGCGGTATGAGGTCCGCGAAGAGCTGCGTCGTGCGGTCGAACCACTCCATTGTATCCATACCTCGTGGGTTTATCACAGCTCTCATGCCTGCTGCGTCACCCTGCTGTCCGTCTTCTCGACGTGCCCCACGACCTCACCCATCTGATAGTCGCCGTCCAACGCGTTGCTCGAAAATTTGAAGCTCATCAGACGCCGATTCGCTTTCAACCTAACGACTTCCGTGTCAGCCGACGTAGCGGAGTCAGGGAACGTGACGGAGGTTTCATCGTAGACCGGAGCTCGAGAATTCGCCCGACCCCTAACGGTGAGTGTGAGATCCTCTGCTTGTACGAAGTCAGGCTCCACCAACTCGACTCGGAGGGCCTTGTTCTCGGGAGACTCTTCAGCGCCGACGAGAGAAATCTCGTGCGTCTCGAAGTGTGACGGGATCGGGTCGGCAGCCCCAAGACGGACCTTGTTTACCCCGGTCTCGTGCTGCCAGAGGTCGTACGACCCACCGGTAAGATCGACGCCCGTCATCAACGGCTTGAAGGACACTTTCGCGTAGAGCCCGTCCGAGCGACCTGAGTCGGGGAGTTGAGTGTCGTACCACGATCCCTCTCGGACATTCAACACGATGGCATGCGTGCACTCCGTAGCGGTCCCTCTGGGGTAGCACCACCAAATTTCGCCGAAGCGCGGAACTTTGTACGCGAACACCTTCTGGCGCTGCTCAAAGTTCAAGTTGTCGAAGAAGTAGTTTTGATTCATGTCGTTCGGTATTTCGCGCACGACGCCGTTGTACGACAAGAACCGATCGACTCCCGGCCAGAAGAACTGCCCGTCGTACTCGATCACACCACGACTGGAAAGAATCGAGGTCTCGTCCGTGATCGTATCGAAATCCCAATCGACAATTCCCCCTGAGACTCCTGCGAACGTCATCTGGAGCATCGAATCTAGAGACCACAACAACGCCGAGGGGACTCCACCACCCCGAATGCGCCTCCCGGCGACAATCTTCTGTTGCGTGACTGGCGAACTCCCGTTGATAACGGACACGTTGTTTTCGTTCGACCATTGCACGATGCCACCGTTGCCGAACGACACGAGGTAGTTGCCGACGACAATGACTCCTCCGCTCATCGGAGTCTGCGGAGTCGCCGTCAAGATCGCGCTGGTCGTGATTCGCCCTGAGTAGATGGTCGTCGTCGTCTGACTCGAAATGTCCATGTTTGGGGCTGCATGGGCGACGAGAACCGTATCGTTGTCGGGCGTGTTGAAGATCGCATCGAACTGCCAAATGTTGTTCGCGCTCGCGGCAAGAGCTGCCGGAGTTCGATCTGCCGACGACGTGAGGCTCCCCATGCTGTTGAACACGCGCTGCAAGAGCAAGTTGGCGCTGCCAAGATGTACGTATTGCTGCGCGTTCGCCGAGAACGAATGGATGCCGTAGACGACCTCAGCCAAGTTCTGCGCGACCGACTGATAGCCCAACATCTTTCTCGGCCTGCCGCGCTGAAACCGGCACCACTGGGCGTCGTTGTAGTGTGTGCTCTCGAAACGAGTCCCATCCCGTTTGATCCCAGGCTGCGACTCAATCCTGAGGATGTTAGATGGCATCAGGCGAGCCTGGTCGCATGAAAGTAGAAGTTGTCATCTACAGCGCCAGCACCAACGTCGTTGATGAGAACCTCGAAGTAGTTGACGTTCTCGTTCGTGATGAGCGAGTAGCGATCATCACCCCCGCCAGCGCTGAGAGTCACATTGGAGACAACAGCGAGATACTTTGCGTTGGACAGGCCAAGACTGTGTGTGACCCGGAATCGACCCGTCGCCTGCTGCGCAACCGTCCAGCTCGATGCTGTGGTATTCGGAGTGATGGCAACAGACGCCCCAGCGCTACCTGTGCAATACCCCGCGTACAAGACGCCTTGTCCTGAAGTGACCAGGGAGTCCGTGAACAACACCCAGACGTTGGTCTCCACCTTCCAAAGCATGCCGTTGTAGCCGGCAGGGAGAACGAACGAGCTGGGGTTCGTGATCGTTTGGCCCTGAGCGTAGAGAGTCACGCCGCTAAGCGGAGTGATGGTCATGTTGCTGGCAGCGTCACCGTTAGAGAGCGGTATCACAGTCCCCAACGGGAACGCGACGCTCGCGTTGGTGGGGATCTCCACCGTGGTCGTACCGGAGCTCTCGTACTGGATGACCCCCGCGTCATCCGCATCCAGCGTGTAGCTGGCCGATAACGGAGTCTGCAAACCGTACTGATTGGCCAACCAGGCGGGGTTGTTGCTGGTCCCTTGATTCCCCAAATATCGGACGTTGGTCGCGTCCTTGGAGAGCCTCGACCACACGTTGGCGGCCGATCCGTAGAGGAGGTCTCCTTGTGAGACGGCCGACTGACCTGTACCGCCATTTGCCTCATCGAGCACGCCAGTCACGGCATTCCCTGAAGCCAAATCGACCGTTCCGAAGCCGACTGTAGAACCAGATCGGCGCAGAACTTGGCCGTCCGACGCCGAGGCGATCGACGCCACATCGGCCGGCGCGTTTCCTGCCACCCCGAGCACGGAAAGTGCAGACCCTTGGGTGAGATTCGCGAAAGGCAAGCGATTCGTTACGCCGTTCGACAGATCGACCTGAGACCACGAGGGGACACCGCCGACGTTGCTGAAGTAGCGAGTCGCAGTCGTCGGCATCGTATTCAAACTCGTGCCGCCGAGAGCGATGGGAGCCACTCCAGTTGTCGGGGCTCCTTGCGCTGCAACGACGTTGCTGCCATCGCAGTAGAGAATCATCCCTGACCCTTGCGGTACGACGACTCCCGTGCCCGCGTTCGTCTTCACTGTGAGCGTGAAAGCCCCAGACGTGTTGTTGAAAACCCAGTATTGCTGGAGTTCGGTAGGAACCTCGATCGTTCGATTGCCCGTCAAGACACCCGTGAACTCGTACGAGATTCGGTCGAGTTGAGTGCCTGAGAGGACCAACGTCCCGCTGCCGGCGACGCTGATCGAAACGTGATCGAAGAATGACGACGCCAACTGACCGTACCCTACGGTGTAGAAGTTGGTGCCGTCCGTGATGAAAATTGCCGAGTCCTCTGGTCGGAAGCTCTTGGTCGAGGCCCCATCGACCAGTCCGGCCGACGCAGCAACCGTCAACGTCCCTGTGCCAGCGTTGCGGATGTAGATAAACCAATCCGTACCGACCGTCGCGGGGCTAGGCAGATTGAAGGTGCCCACCCCACCGTTCCAGATTTTCGCTGTGGCACGGTCTGCGTCGACCAAAGTCGTGGGAGTCGTACTCGTGAGTGACGGCAGGACCTTGACGTTGAGCGTGGTAGTGATCGCTTTCAGCCCTGCACCGGCTAGTGCGGCGGCGGTGGCTGAAGATGCCCCCGTACCGAACTGGAACGTTTTCCAGACTCCGGCCTGAGTCGAGTTGCTGTTAAGGTAGAACTGCCAAACCTGTCCCGACGCAACGCTGCCAATCGTGGCGCCGGTGTTATCTTGGATCGTGAGAGTGTTCGCCCCAAGATTGTTGATGAGCGTCGCTTGACCTTGCGTCGTAAGTCTGGCGTCCGGCATCGTCAACGAAAGGCCCGCATTCGGCGTGACTTCGATGATGTCGGCGAAGACGTTCGACCCTGGGAGCGCTTGCTCAGTCGGCCACACGAGCGTGACGTTCGCTGTCATCGTGAGCTGAAGCAACGTCAGTTGTGCGGGGAAGATGTTCTGCCCGCCGAATACGTCAGTGTAGCCTGGCATCCTTAAGTCTCCTTACGCTTGTCGGAGCTGTCGATTTGACCCTGCAAGTCTTGTGCGCCGAGTGACTTGAGCTGATCCGCGTAGAGCGATCCCCACGTCGGAATCCGTTCGTCATTCTTCAGGTACGAAGTGCACTGTAGCAACGCTCCATACAACAACGCTTGCGGGGCGTAGTCCGTCCAAAAGTTCTGTTGGTTCGCCGAGTCGAGCAATGGCAATAGCTGCCAGTACGACACTTCGAACGGATACGCGGAGTTCGGAGTCGGAACGATCAACCAGTTTTGATAGCTGTAGTCAGCGTAGAACTGTGGGACCCCTTGAGTTTCCGAATTTGGCCAGTAGAACCGGCAATACTCGTACGATCGTGGGTACATCGGGGTCCGCTGTTGATTCGGCGACGTCCCAACACCGAAGTTGAACGAAGTTGTCTCCCGCCAGCGGTCGGGTTTGGCGTAGACCGACGTGCCTGCGACCATGGTAGAGGTCACAACGTTCTTGTTCCCGAGGATCTTGAGCTTGGTCGCGAGATCCCTCTCGGCCAGGTTGATGAGGCTCGGGAGTTGGTTGTAGACCTGAACGTCGCTGACCGTCCCGCGCTCGAGATACGTGCGCAGGTCTGAGAGCAGCGACGTGTACGTCATGGACGTCGGCACTATTGGTTCTCCCTAAGAGATTTGAGAACGGCTTCCGCGGTCACGAGGTCCGCGTCGGCGTTGTCCAAGTCCCGTTGATCTTGGAGTGTCCAGCACCCTGGTCTACCAGCACACTCCGTGAGCTTGAAGTTGAGAGCGCTGATGGTCGACCGAAGTTGAGTGATGGACCTCATGGTACTCAGCTCCAACGCGCTATTAACAGGACCGAGCTGCTTCTTGATCTTCTCTTCCAACTGCTCAGCGACAATTGGTGAAGCAAAGACCCACACAGCGGCGAGCGATCCGACCATGGACACCAAAGTCGATGCGGAGATCATAACTCCCTGCTCCTTTGTCACTCTGATTCCCACACACCTCTCCTCAAGTTTTCACTCACCTATTCATCCCAGCCTAGATACCCCGCAGGTGGGGAGTAGAGAAAGGTTAACCCCCCCGTGTTTAGGAGCGTCTTGATACCGGATGTGATAGTGGAGAACGCTGCTACCCAATCCGTATTCCCGAGCTGAGTGAGGGACACGCCCCCAGTCCCACTAGTAGGGTCTTGTCCTGCGACCCAAACTCCGTTCATACCGACGTATAGAAGCTGATTGACGAAGTCCACTGCGATCATGACGGTGTCCCCGCCACCCATCGTGGATGAGGCTCGACCATCGACAGTCGTCCACCACCCTGTAGTTCCGTAGGGAGCTCCAACAGGAGACCCAAAGGCTCGCACAACGCCGTCTGATCGGACCCCTACCCCCGAAGTCACCAAGTCTTGAGAATGGGAAGAACCGGTCCTCGTGACCCCGAAGCAGTTAGCGGAACCCCCAGCTCCTGCTGATGTCGCAGTGAGGAAGGTCGTAACCTCGAAGTATCTCTTTCCAGTTCCACGAGTGACCTGAGATCGGAGTTGATGGTTCGCGGGTTCGGCTTGGTTCGTCGCGATACCAAGACCTGGCAGCATGTTCTGCATGACCATGACCCCGCTCAGGTCCACCATCGCTGGAGTGGAGTCAGGGGAAGACCCTCTGGTCCATCCACCTAGAGCTTCTCCGAAGCCTGTCGGCGGTGTGTACGTCCAGTACTGTTGACTGAATCGGTATTGGAGAGTCTCAGGAGTAGTAAAGAAATCAGCAGAGTGCCAAGGGCCGAAATACTGATGTATCGTTGAGCCGGGGTTGTTGTTCTGAGTCTGATT